CGAGCGGGTCAGTGCCGGGGGTGACAGGGCCGCCATTTGCAGGCCCGGATGCGACGAGTGAATTCCAACTGTTTGTGCCGTATATTACAATATCACCAATGGCATAGTCAGCAGTTGATGACCACGCCAAACCCGCCTTGGTGCGCGGCACGCTCACGTCCGCCAACTCAATCGTATCCTGTATCGTCAATGTGTACTTGCCGTGCGAATAGGACATCTCACGCACAATTCCGGAATAAAATGTGATTGTTTCTGCAATACCAGCGTATCCCGCACGGATGCGTACAGGCTTGCCTTTCAGGGGGCGACTCATTAACCCATTGACAGCCGGTTCAGGCAACATTGTCACCGATACGCGGCCAATCATTGATTTGCTCGGCTTAGGCGTTAGCTGTGCGGTGGCAGTGGATACCGACTCCAGTCCCGGTCTGGACGTAATCTGATAATTATTCGTAGCACCGGGCACTAAATCGACATGAGTGGCCTCAGAAAACACCAGCGGGTCACCGATGTATGATATAGTGATTTCCTGCATCTCCGGCGTTTCATCATTCAGTGTGTTCGATGTAAAATCAATTTTGGCACGCCAGTATTGATGCGGCTGTACTATCGTACCGGACGAGATCACGCCCATCAGTGTCCAGTTGGTCATCGTTGTTTCCAGCGCGATAGTGGCGCTGTCGGTGTAGTACAATGTAACCACCATCGTCGTAGGGTCGCCACCGCCCGGAACCACATCGCGGAACGTCACAATGCCTGTGCCTGTCGGCACTGATCTCACGTCCAGCGTGCGGATAGCAGAGCCGGAGTGTTGATATCCGTCATTGCCACCCAGAACAAAGCCGCTGCCGTCTGTAAATGCAATCGTGTGGGTATATGCAGCAACAGCATACGCTGATACGGTCAGATTGACTGTGTATGATGTATTCGCGACCAGAGGTACACCGGGCGCAGCAGGGAACACATAGCCTATCTCTATCTGGTATGAAGCTCCTTTACGCAGACTCGCACCCATACCTGTTGCATCCAGCGTGAGCTGCCCGCTGCTGGCAGCAATGGCTACCTCTCCCTGATTGCCTACCTGATTGCCCTGTGTGTCCGTGATTCGGATAGTGACAGATGTTGCCGAGTTGCCGGTATTCTCTGCGATGATGCGGATAGTGTCGGCCAGAAATGTACTGGACGACACGAACGGCAGTACAGATGTATGGTCTTTTGTAATCACCGTGGATGAAAAATAGTCATGCACCAGATGTGTGCCGGTCAGCCAATTCCCCGATGTATGCCAATGTGACTGCACATCTATCCGATAGTTCATCGTGTGGCCTACCAGTCCGGTGAATCCTGATCCGGTGATTGGCACGGCATTGCCTGTGTCCAGCACCAATGCGCCGCGTTTGCGCGTGGCCGATACGTTCACATCCATGCCAGCAGCAGGGTCGCTGGAGCCTGACCAATCCGATGAGTTTGTCAGAGTGCGACGCGGCCCGTTGTCCGGCCATATATCCATAAATAGCTCCGGCTGGTTGCCATCGCGCATGGATTCGGCCAGAAATTCTTCGCCAACGGGAAGCATTACAGCTTCTCCACGAATTTCAGCGAGAATTTGTCAATCATATCGGCCACGGTCATCGGCATGGGTGCGGTGGCTGCATCATGGAATCCCATAAAACAACGTGTAGGGGCAGAATCAGGGAAGGCGATGAACCAGAACGGCTGGATTTCTTCCAATGCCGATTCGATAAATTGCTGCACCTCATTGCGCTGTACAACGTCCAGATAACGCCAGTTTAATGGCTGCTCAACACGCACATATCGCCGCGAACGCAATACGCGCCCTGTCGACGCTTTGAACGATGTGGATTGGAACGTTTCACCGTACCAGTTGTGGCCCAACTCCAGCGCAGGCATTATCAATGATGTGCCGATGTACAGCTCCGGCAGGCGCACGGTGGCATTGGCTGTCAGTCCGCTGATGGTAATCGTATATGTGCTGGCGGCAGAATGGGCGGGCAGCCGGTATAAGGCCGAGGCGTTCTGTGGCGCATAAATCGTCTGCGAGAATATCTGCACATTATCAGCTGAAATAGTCAGTGTGCCGCCGGAGAACCGGTGTCCACCGGGATTGTTACGCGCCGCACCCAGTATAATTATGTCGGCAACTTCCCTGCCACCATACGGCAATATGGCTCCGTATTGGACATAATTGCCAGCCGCGTCCACACCATAACCAACTCCGGGCGGCGTGTTGACGCTGAACGATACTGTGCCGTTTGCATCAGCGGTTGGTAGCGCCGGACGCGACATATCCCACGTCCACGCATCAGACAACGGCGCTGCCGGTTCATCGGTGCCTGCGAGCATGGTGTAGCCCGTGCCACGCAGCAGATTATTGTAGGCGATAATGGGTAATTCAGCGGCCATTATACCGCACCAACCGCGAGATGCTGGCCACGGCCCAGGGCATCGCTAATCATCGGCATCAGTGAATCTACCGCCTGCTGCTGCACCTCTGGCGACACATCACCAAGGGTGGACTGGAAAGTGATATGCATACTGATGGGCTGCTGCTGGGGCTGCTGTGCGGCTGGCAAACCGGTGGACGGTGCTGTCGACGCGGTGGGCATGGCACCTCCACCGCCAGCTGAAACCGTCGGGATAGCTACGCCGCCGGTGCTGCCTCCCATTTTGGCGCTGTTGATCTTCTGGGCATTGGCTACACCAGCAGCAACGACTGCTGCAGCTGCAGCCGCGCCCAGGAATGGCCCGACAACGGGGATGCCGGACAGGGATTGATATGCCTTGGTCGCACCGAGATAGGTGTTGATTGCATTCTCACCCTGGGCTGCGAGTTTGCCTGCCTCGAATGCTTTGCGGTTGTGGCTGGACATCAGCCCAGACAGCGCGTTCAGGCTGGCTGCGGCAAATGACAGCTTCTGGTCTGCCGTGAACTTGTCCCACATGGCCGATGTTTTTGCAAACGCGGCCAGATTGCCGGCCATGGCATCGAGATTGACCTGCTGATTGGCGGTGACGAGCTGCTGAAACTGCCCCTTCAAATCATAAGCGGCCTGCTCTCCGGACGCGATTCGTGACAGCTTGTCCTGCGTGGCCTGGTCATCGATGGCGGCCAGCTGATCCTCTGTCTGTTGTGCCCGGTCTATTTTTAGTTGATCATAATATGCATCCATATTATCCAACTGCTGTTTATTAGCGCCCTGGGCGGCGGCGGCATCGTGCATACGCTGCTGTTCGGCATCGAGCGCAGCGATATCGGCATCCTGCTTGGCCAGCAATAAATCCTGCTCATCGGAAAACGCCGCACGCCCGAGGATCTGGATTTGCTTGAACTTGGCGGAATGGATGTCGATGATTTTGGCGGCATCGGCCTGCGCCTTAAGCACTTCGGGCGATGGGCCGGAAGGGGGGCGTCCACGGTGGGGCGCCCCTACGGAGGAGGAATCGGATGATGCGGACGGATTCGCTGATGCACCGCGTGCTTTTTCCATGGCTGTGACAAACTTGACGGCCTTTTTGTCGATGGCATCGAACTGCGCGCCCAGACCGTCCAGACCGCTGATCAGGGCTGCCGTGGATTCGCCGCCGGCCTGTTTGATCCCTGTTTCCAGATGAGACAGTTCATTGCGGAATGTGGAGATATCTTTCGATGCCTGGGCATAAGGCTGCCCGATGGAGCCGGGCAGATGCGCCAGCGCATCATAAAAGGATTGCAGGCCGGACAATGCCGTGTCGAATGTGGACACCATCGCCAGCGATACCAGATCCACTGCCGAGCGCACGCCATCGGCAGCCACACCCATGGCTGCAAACCCTTTGGCTGTGAGCGCAATGCCGGTTACGCCTGTCTCCATCGCTGTAACCAAGCCATCAGAAATATTGGTGGCCAGTGCCTGCACTTCGCCATCATTTTTTTGCAATTCATCCAGCACCAGCGCCAGTGAATTTTTTGCTGCATCAAATGCACCGGCATCGCCGATCTGTTTCTGGAAGATCGTCCATGAATCGCTCAGGTTGGACATCATGCCGTCCCAGGTGTGACTCAGCTTCTCCATGCCGCCGGTATATTTATCGTTGAAGATACCCAGCAGGGTGGCCTGAATCATGGCCTGGCTGGTTTTGTCCGCCGTGGCAACCATCTGTTCGCCGTTTTGCTGGTAGGAAAACTGCACCTGATCGCCGACCGTGCGCGCCTTGATGCCGAACTCTTTCAGGCGCTCGAATTCACCGGTGACGGCATCGGCCAATGCCTGCACGGATTGATCCAGCGTTCGACCCATGGCTGCGGAGGTGTTGCCGAGTGTTTTCAGGGAATCATTGGCAATCGGATCGATGCCGAATGCCTTCATCTGCACGAATGCATCGGTGACCTGCTGCAATTCAAACGGGGTGTTTTTGGTAAATTGCGTGATCCAGTCCATCGATGCGGCGGCCTTCTGGCTGCTGCCTTCGATGGTGTCCAGCTGGGTTCGGAAGCGCTCAAACTCGGCGCTGGTTTTGATCACCGATCCTTCAATAAGCGCAAACGCGGCACCGGCGGCAGCGAACGATGCGGCCATGGCTGTGGATGTTTGCGCGGCGGCGGCGCTTGCCTGATCAAACGCCTGTTGGGCGTTTTTGGCATCGCCCAGAATGACGATTTTTAGGGCGTTGGAGCGGGACGGCATGCGTCTATGATCTCAACCATGTCCAGCAGCAGCGGCGATTGATCTGCCCAGCCGCCGGACTGTGGCCACGAATGATGTCGCTCAAGCAAATTGTAGGCGCGGAATGCCGGCCATAAATCGAGCATATCGCTGACCGGACAAACATCAGACTCGACTCCGGCAATCCATTCCACCGGATCGGCAGAACGGCAGCGCGAAGCATGCGGCCCGCCGCGCTCGGAATTCGGGCAGCCTACGCATCGCTTGCTGCCCCAGAAGGCGCGGGCGGCGCGGTAAGCTTTTTTTTTGCATCTTCGGTGACCAGCAATTCGTTGATAACGATGGATGTCAGCCCCATCAGAAAGGCGATATTGTCAGCGTCGCGTGTATCCAGCAGGTGACCGAGCGCAAGCGGATCATAGGATTCCCCTTTCACCGACAACTCGGACACCATTTCGCGCAGCGCGAACATGCCGACCTTGGCCGATGCTGCCTGCCGTGTTTCCGCCGTCTGCAACTGCCCCTGCACGATAGCGATATGCTCCGGCATCAGGCGACCGAAGCGCACCTCGATACCCAGGCTTTCATCCCGGACCGGTGCATCCTTGCGCGTCAATAATTTTAACGACATGCCGGCCCCCTTAATCGATCAGAATCTGATAAGCATCATCGCCGTTGGTTTCAGCCAGCAGCAGATCGATGGTGCGCATCATCAGGGCATCTTGTGCCTCGGATTTGAACGTGCCGTAGTACGCTTTGGCGCTGGTCAGGCTGATGCGGTTGCCTGCCGTGCCCATGACCGCCGAGAATGCGCCGGCGGTGACATTGGTCAGGCGGTTGATATCGCCGATGGTGCCGAGCGAATCCTTGCTGATGGCGATCTTGCTGCGGTCGCGACCGGTGACGTTAGCTTCCGCGCCGCCGATCAGGCGACGCACGGCGCCGGCAATGCCGGTGTCGAATGAGAACGTGCCAACCTTGATAGCGGTGCCTGCATCGGTGATAACATCTGCAGGGCGCGGATGGATTGGATCACTGGACTGGAATACCAGTCCGGCGGGGAAGGCCACGGCAGTCGGTTGCAGATATGGCGCGATGATGGTGGCTTTGCCGCGAATCAGGTTATCGAGCGGGAAATCAATCGAGCAGGCCGAACAGACTGCACCGACGAATTTATACAGCAGGCCATCTTCGTAATAGTGAAACGTGGCGGTGTGGCGGGCTGCGCCGATGGCTGTGATCGGGTTGATGGCGACCGAGGTGTTCGCTGTCGATGTGATCGTGTTGGCAGCAGCATGCAGGATGGGCGCATAATCCGGGATCGTGCCCAGCGCTCCGCCGGAGCGGATGTAGAACTCAACATCCAGCGTCATGGCGCGTTCATCCAGTGGGCCGATCAGCTTGCCGTAGGTTTGCTTGATCGCATCATATTCGAGCGGCGAGATATCCAGATTCGGCGTGGCTGTGATGATGCGGATGGCATCGGTGCCCACCACCGGGGCGGCATCTGTGCCGGGTGTGGTTTCGATTTTGCCCAGCAGGGCCTTGTTGAGTGCGGATACTGTCATGATTTATTCTCCTGGGCTTTTTTGCTGTCAGAAGGGCGGCCATGGGAGGCCGCCCGTACGTTTGATTTGCGCGGGGCAAGAGCCGGGACGCGGGTTTCTTTTTTTGTGGACATGGTCTTGTCTCCTTTAATACGGGCCGAAGCGTGAAACGCGGAATTTCACGCCCATGAAGTGATAGGGGTGGTTCACATCGCCATCGCCGATGCGCTCGGTCGCGGCGGTGTGATATGCCATGCCGGATCGGTTTCTGTCTGCCAGCACAGCCAAGGCCAGCAACCGCTCGAACTCGGCCATGGCTGCCACGGCCTGTTTCGTATCGTCGCCATGCAGCCCCATTTCGATGTGATATATTTCAAACAGTTTATTGGTTTCGCCCATGAGCTGTTCTTCCACTAATTCCGGCTCAAACACGACTACCGCCACCGGGTAATCCTCCGGCCGCAGTCTTTTAAGCGGGCGATTGCCGATCTTGACGGTAACATTGCGACCGAATGTGGTGTTGGCCCATGCAGCCAATGCGGCATCGTTGGTGATCGCCGCCTCCAAATCGAGCATGATATCGTATTGCGTGGACATCAGATCAGTGCCTCGCGCACCGCCAGGGACATAGCATCAAGACCCTCGCTGCGGGTTGACTGGATAGCATCAGCGGCAAATTCACGCTTGCCAAAACGAACGTGCCGGCCTTTGCCATCGTGGACTTCGGATGCATAGGCTGTCGTGTTGACCAGATATGCCTGGCCGTGCCTGGCAGTGATGCCATGCTTGCTGCGCCCGGGCAGCACATAATCCTCGGATCGACGCAGCTGCCCGGTGCGTACCGGCACGGGATAGGCTCCGCCGGGCACATTTGATTTTTTCAGTCCGGGCCCGGAGAGATTTTTCAGCGCATCTTTATGCGCCAGCACTGCCCAGCTGGAAAGCCCTTTATCCAGGGCTTTGGGGATGCGCTTGGCAATAGCATCCAGACGACGGGTGAAGGATTTGATATTGGATGTGGTTTTCAGCATCAGATCACCCCGCCGATACCGGCCAGTGAATTGCGGGAGTAGCCGGAACCTTTGAAATGGGATGATGTTTCTGCACCAAAGGCGGCAGCGGATGATGCGCTGTCTGATGTGGATGTGACGGTGGGGATTTGGGCGAATTCGTGCTCTGCTTTTTGTGTTGCTTTTTCAGCATTGCGGGCAAAGCGGGTGAGTTCGGCCTGTTGATTATCCTGCCCGACCGACGATTCAGCATCCACGCGGGCGGCGCGGCGATCCCATAATTCGGACACGGTCAGAAAGCGCTCGGCGCGTTTGATATGATTCTGTATGCCTGCATCGGTGCTGGTGTATTGCGTGGCTGTGCGATCCTGGGCAATCTGATTCTGCTCATCGAGCACGGCCTGAGCATAGATCGGCCATGTGGTGGCATCCTGGCCGAATTGCTCCGGTGCAAAGCCTTCGTCGAGCAGTTCCTGTGGGGTGTTTTTAGACATCGACAACCCCATGCACCACAAAGACACAAAGACACAAAGAAAAACCAATAATTTTGTTCATGTCCTTGATCCTCCTTTGTGTCTTTGTGCCTTTGTGGTGAAATGCTTTTGGCTCAGGGGTTGAACAAGGGGTCAGGGCTCCGGCCCTGACCCCTTGAACTCTTACTGCAGCGGGATGCGTACGATCTGGCGCGCTTCGCCGATAGCGGCATTAAAGCGGCCTGACCAGTACATATCCGTGCCACGGATGGCGGCCTCGCGGGATTCCTCCACACCGAGATCGCGCTTGCGCAGGGTTACCAGCTGCTCGCCGGCCAGCACCACCTCGGCATACGGGATCGCACCGCCGCCAAAATCATGCGTCGCAGGGAACTTGCTGTTGTTAGTGGTCAGCAAACCGGCAACATTGGCCTGAATCTGGCCGTTGTTGTTGTTCGGATTGTCAAAACGGGCAGCCAGCGACTTGCTCACCTTCTGCGCGTGCGGCGCAGCGGTCAGTACATAGACGGCGGGCTTGTCGGACAGGCCGAACTTGTCGCCCAGCTGGTTGCCAATCTGGTTGGCTGCATTGTCGATGGTCTGCTCGATGGTGGTATCAAAGGCGATGTTCTGCCCCGCACCGAGTGCCGCCAGCAATGTGTAATGGGCATCGGCAACGAAGCGCGCCCATTTCTTGACTGCGACCTGCACCGCATCTTCAATGCGGAACAGCTCGTTATCTTCCAGCCAGATATCGAGAATGCCCAGACCTGCACCATATTCCAGCGCCTTGATGAACTGGTTGGCTGTGCTGATCTTGCCGGTTTTCATGCGTTCGCCGGGCAGGATTTCGCGGAAGGTGATGCCGACCGTGGCATCCACCATTTCATACGTGCCTGTCGAGGCATTGCGCATATCGATCTCGCGGAACAGGGCGCGATAGCTGAAGTCCAGCGCAGTGGTGTCGCCACCGGATACGCTGATCAGTTCGCGCTGGTTCTGGCCTGCCAGATTAGGATCGGGGGCAGCCGCCACATTCTTCGGACGGATTTGCTCGACCATATAGGCGCTGATATCGCGCATCAGAACGGCGCGGGCGGATGCTGAGTGGGTGACACCCAGGGCACCGGCGGCTTTGGCTTTCGCCCAGTCGATACCGGTGGATGGGAGTGATGCGTTAAATCGTTTCATATCGTTATCTCCTTACAGATTCGCGTCGTTGGTGAGTTTCATCTGCACCACGGTATCAGCGGCCAGAGCCGCTTCGGTGGCATAGCCGGCCTTGGTGTTGGTGCCAATCACGGTGGTGAAGTTCTTGGCGGTGTTGTCCCAATACAGGACGGCACCGGAGGCGATAGCGACAGCAGCCTTCGGTGCTTCGAGACCGGCCTCAATAGCGAACATATTGGGCGTATTGATGGCGGCGTCAGACAGCGCTACCAGCACACGGCCATTGGCCAGGATGGTTTCGCCTTCAACAACGGCAGCGGTGTGCGCCAGCTTGATGGAATCATAGTCAGTTCCGGAAGTAATCAGGCTCATGGGTTAATCCTCCTTGGCTTTGCGGAATGATTCGGTGGCACCGGATTCATCCTCGTTATCTGTGGACTCGCCAATGATGGCGCTGGCAGCCGGGTTCTTGACCAGTGCGGCCATGCTGGCGGCTTCTGCCTTGAGTTGGGCCAGTGGCCACGCCTCAACAAAGGCCGTGGCCTCTTCCAGAGCTTCCGGTGTGTCGCCGATCATCTTCAGACTGCGGCGTGCCTGGATGACCTGACCAACCAGTTCAGCCTTGTATTCCTTGCCGGCGGCGACCATATCGGCATTGGCTTCGATGGTGGCGGTGGCTTCGGCGAGTGATGCGGTTGCCGTCTGCAGTTCAGCGGACTGGGCATCGAGCTTGGTTTGCAGCGCCGATTGTTTCTCTCCGGCGGTCTGCAATTTCGCTTTGAGTTCTTCAATCGTCATTGCATTTTCTCCTTTTTTTTGTGGAACACTGGAGGCCGGAGCCAACAGATTGGTTAAAGCAGCGCGCGGTGCGTTGCTGAATTTTCTCGAATCAAACACGGCGGCGGCCTTGACCGGCTCAATCACCGTATCGGCCAGCCCTGCGGCCAGCGCCTCTTCGGCGGTGAACCATGTCTCATTGGTCATCCAGCCGGACACATCAGCCTCGCTGGACCCGGTGCGGGACACATAAGCGGCGAGCAGGATGTTGCGCAGCTTCTCCAGCACATCGGCGGCCTTGCGAAGCGCTTCCGCATCGCCATGTGCTGCCACCACCGGATCGTGAATCATCACCAGCGCGTTTTGTGGCATCACAATCTCATCGGCAGCCAGCATGATGATGCTCGCAATCGATGCGGCGATGCCATCGACATAGGCCGTTACGCGGGCGGGGTGCCCCTTCAGCAGATTGTAGATGGCATGGCCATCGAACACTTCGCCGCCGGGGGAGTTGATGCGCAGGTCAATCTGCGTCACGTCGCCCAGCGCCTTCAGTTCGCTGATAAAATCGGCGGCAGACTTGCCCCAGTAACCGATCTCGTCATAAATGACGATCTCGGCATGGCCGGTGGCCAGCGCCTTGATCTGATACCAGTTGCGCACTTATTCGGCCTCGCCGTCCAGATCCGCCAGCTCAGCGCGCAAGGCGTGGATCTGGTTGGCGATGCGGATATCAATGGCCTGTGATTCCAGGGCTTCGATATCGGCATTGATTTCATCGGCTGTGCGCCGTGGATGCTCGGCCTCCAGCGCAGCGACCTGATCGGCGGTGCGCCGATTGTGTTCGGCAACGATTGCCTTGATCAGACTGGAGCGGGTATTGCCTGCCTCTTCCGCAAACTTGAGCAGGTTCAATTCTTCATCGGTATATTCCGGCAACTTCTCGATAATCTTCGGCACAGAATTATCCAGCACCGCCAGCAGTTCTTCGTTGTTGGTTTCTTCGCTCATATCAATCTCCTTTCAGACAAAATCATTTGACCACGAAGGCACAAAGACACAAAGGAAACCCAGTCAGTGTTAAACCCATAAAAGATTTTGACCCTCTTTGTGCCTTCGTGTCTTTGTGGTTCACGTTTGTGGTTTGGTTCATGGCGCTATTTCCCAACATGCGGCGCGATGGCGCAGCGGTCGGAGGGGTGGGTGTCCAGCACCAGGCGCGGCATGGTCGCCAGCGTGTACGGCGCTTTGTGACCGTTGAATCCCTGCACCATGGCCATGCAGATCGGGCAGGCATCGGGGGCTGGTATCCAGTCGAACTTGTCCGTGATCACCTCGGCATCCACTTCGGCCTGCCATTCGGCTTTGCGGGCGCGATCATGGGCAATGCCCACTTCGGAGCGGGCGATCTGTTCCCATTTCCATGCAAAGCCATCGAATTCGCTGTGCAGCATGGCGGCAATTTCCATCGGGTTTGCACCGGAGCTGGTGCCCGCTTCCAGGATGCGCCACAACTTCGGCGTGAATTTCGTATCAATATTGGTGGCAAAGGAACCCATGGCCACGCCGCGCAGCTCATTCACGGCGGCATCATTGGTCAGTTCACCAATCGGAGCAGCCAGACCGCTGGCCACATAGGCATCAATCGCGCCTTGCGCCCAGGCGCGCAGATAAGCCAGCTGCATCGGGCCCATATCGCCACCATCATTGGCGAAGGCTTCTGCCGTGAATCCGGCCAGCGCTTCGCTGATTTTCGCCTTGTCGGCTGCCGTGAACGCAAATCCGCTGTCTGTCATGCCGGCTTTCGGTGCATCAGTCGGCAGCCCCATGATGGAGACCACATGCGCAGCGGTTTGCGCCCACAATTCAGCCAACCCGGACACGGCATCGTTTTCGACCCTGTCCATCGCAGGATTCGGAATCGGGCGGGTTTCGAGATTCAAAAACGAACCGCGAATGGACGCGAATGGACGCGAATGGTTGCACCCATCATGATGTTGATTTTCCTTTGTGTCTTTGTGTGATGGGCAGGACGCCCGAATGCCGCGAGCGCATGGATGCGCAGGAGCGGCCGGTGAATGATTTTGACCTTGACTTTTCGGCGCAAACGTCAGCACATTGGATGGCCCGTTATCCGTGCCGCCATCATTACCCGTGTGGATGGTAATGCTCTGTCCGTCTGTCAGACCTGCATTGGCGGTGACGGCATCGGCCTGGGCGTTCATGAATTTGGCCTGCGCTTTTGCCACTTCATCGGAAAGATTCGGCTTGTTGTATTCCACGCGCCAGTCGCCGGTTTTCCATGTGCGGCCACGGGCGCGCAGCATGGCGGCAATCACGGCCTCAACATGCGGGCGCTCGAAGGATGTCCGGGTGTCGGATTCCTGCTTCAACAGCTCCGACTGGAACTTGGCCAGGCGTTCGCTTGTGCCCCAGATCAGACCGAGCATCCATGGCGGCAGGCCGGTTTTGGCAACAATCTGCTCCAGCACATGGCGGGCAGGCATTTCGATATCCAGCACCTGGCCTTCGTGGCCGATGACGCTGATGGTCATCTCTGAATCCTTGTCCACGGCGGTCACGAAATCAGCCGTCTGGCCGGCGCGCTTGCCGGTGATAGCTGCGGCGAAATTGGAAGCGATGGTTTTGCGGCGCGTTTCCAACTCATCGGCGGAGACGCGCCCGGCGGCCTGATAGTGGATGTGGAAGGATGGATCGCCGAAGCGCTCCCATGAATTGAGCATGCCGTTCTGGATGGTCAGCAGGGTTTTGCTGACGAACTCCATCGAGCGCATCAGCGACACGCCATACGGATCACCGCCATTTTCAGATCGGTAGGCCATGATGCGCTTGTTGCTCATGTCCAGCTCTTTGAAGCCCTGGTCGGTCAGCACGCTGGCAGAGAGATTGGACGCAGCGCGACCGGAGAGAATCTGGTTGACGCCATCGGTGGCGGCATCAGAGACATAGCGCGGGCGATATTTGGGCGAGAAATAGACACCGAGCGAATCATCTTTTTTGCGGCCGAAGTGGACGGCTTTGGAATCGGCGACATTGAGTCGGACAATATCGCGGCCATCATCGCTATAGACCCACTCGCCCAGACCGAAGCCTTGCTCATGGATTTCATTGCGCCAGTTGCGCACAAAGGCAGGCAGGCCGATCTCCGTATCGCCGCACTGCACATTTTCCGCCCATTCGCGGATCTCTGCGACCAGTGCTTCGTTGTCGCCTTCAATCTCCGGCACGCCGTCCAGCGTCACCAGCCGATCAATCGCAGCATCCAGCACCGGCAACGATTCGCGCAGCACTTCAAACAATGAGGGGGAAACCACACGGGCGATATAGCCAGAGAAATAAGGTGTCCACACGCCTTGCGAGGTGGATGGATGCGCAGTCACATCGCCGACACGCGCTTTCGCCTGCGGACGAGCGCGGCGGATATCCAGCCCGAGAATCCTCACGGTATGAGGATCAGCGAGGGCGAGATTGCCGACGGTGTGCATGATAGACCTGTCATCATGGCCGCTGGCTATCACCACACGGCGCAAATGATAAAAAAACGCTTGCGCTATAAAATCACAGGCGTTTTACCACAAAGGCACAAAGGAAAAGCAAAGGCTTTCACTATTCGTCATTCAGAATTCTAAATTTTACTCCCTGCCCATTGGCCGCGCATTTCTTCGGAATCTTTCCAGCCGTGGTCTGTTCGCCATGCGTTATATTCCTCTGCATCGAATGCGACCAGGGTGATATCGTAGGTGGCGGCGAGTTCGGCGACGACGGAGCAGTGTGGTCGCCACAGGATTGGTTCGCGATCTGGCAGGGATGCATAATCAGCGGCGGATGCATACCACAGGATGCCGGTGCCGAGGAAACGATTGCGCTCGACTGCTTCGGACAGGAATCGATCCATGTTGTCCAGCATGTCGATGCGCCAGCCGCACAGGCCGCCCAGCGTTTCAGCCACATCGGCAGGCACCGGTGCAATGCCATGCTCCCAGTTGCGCCATGCCCGCTCGGATGTGTGCGAGATATATTTTGCCGCCTCCGGCACCGAAAAAAACAGGTGCCGGCGGATGGCCTGGAGTTCGGTGTGGTTCATGATTCAATCAGCCCCTTCTCGTCAAGATATTCCCATAGCTTCAAGGCCGCGTCACCGCGCACATCCATAAATTCATTCACTAATTCTTGATCGTAAATCTCATTGTAGTCACTAAGGAATTCCATCAGGGCATCGCAAGATACATCATCAAGTGCTTGTTCTACCTCGTTTCTATCCTTCCAAAGAGCCTGCCCTGTTTCTGGCTTTTGGCTCATGATTGAGTCAACATATTCAGCGCATGCCTTTTTTATTTTTTCAATGTCTTTTATTGTTAGTTGATACATTTTGTTCACCGCCTTGATTTGCTTTTTATAGTTCGCTATGATTTGACTCGTTCACTGCCGCACAGGCAGCTTAAACAAAGAGCCTCCCGCAATGGGAGGCTCTTTTTTTTTATGATTCCCAAGCCTCACGATCCATTGCTGCTTGTTCTTCTTTTTCTCTCAACGATGCTTCAATTTCATCTTCGCTTGATTCAATCAGGGACGCATATTCAAGATCAGCGTCAACATCAAGCTGTTCGCGGATATAAGTGTAAATCTGCAGAGCCTGTTCGGCTGTGAATTCAATCTCATTGTCGGAAAGAATCTCGCTAACGCCCTCCATGTCATCAAATTCTGATTCGCCAATCTGCTCAATCGTGGAAATTACGGCGTCAGACCCTGCGTCTGTTGACATGTAAATTTCTGTGCACGGCAGGCTGTAGTCGCCCTGATAATAATCGCCGCCGGCTTGATAATTGATTTGATAATCTTTGCCATCAATAGTCAGCGTTGTGAACACATCGACGTTGTGATAAACATATTCACGATGTGTATTTCCCCCGCATTTCTGCGAATCGTGGTAGATGCTCTCGAATGGAATGTGGCTGATAGTTAAGTCTGTCATGATAATCACCTCGGTTAGTGTTTTGGCTTGCCTTGTTTGCCCGCCATGGGTGTATTATCTTCCTTTTTCGGAAGTTTGTCAAGCGATTTCTTTCATTATTCGCAATTCTTCATTCTCAATTTATCGCTGATTCGCACCGCAAGCGAATGCATCGTGCTGGCCGTAGTCGTTGAGCACAACATTGAGCATGAGCTGCCTGTCGGCATCGATGACGTGATCATCCACGGTGGCGAAGGTGCGGAAGCGCGGCCCCTGTTTGTAGGTGTGGCTGGGGTAGTAAAGCGTCAGCTCCGGATCGACAGGGTATTGCAGGCGGCGCTTCTGCATGGCCATCACCAGCAGATCGGTGGACAGCTCCTTGCCATTCTGGCGGATGGGCTTGCCGGTTTTTTCATCGGTGATGACATCGCCCTGGATATCCACCGCATCATAGCCGCCGCCGAAGGCATAGCCGGAAAGTCGCATCGCGAGGTTGCGATCCTGATAGCGATCCTCATTGGCCAGCATGCCGATGACCACGGTGCCGGCATTGCCGGGGTCCACGCCCCAGGCGGCGCGTTCGGCATCGGGATCGAGCAGCAGATCCAGCGCCCGGATGAATTCGCACTGGTGGCGATACTCGCAGCCCTTGATCTGGATGCGACTGTGCAGGCGCATGGTGTCGCCGCGTTTGATTTTGACCAGCAGCTCCGTCGGGTCGCGGGTCTGGCCCAGATCGGCACCGGCATAATTCTCCCCCTGTGGCATATCGGCGAAGGCCCCGAACACGATCCGCTCAATCGAGTCGCGGCAATCATCCTGCCGTTCCCAGTTCGACAGCGATTCGTGGCGCTCCCAGACCACCACCTCGCGCCCGGATATGCGATTGCCCTCCACCACCGCCTCGAAGCGGGTCAGCTCCAGCATCACCTGCCCATCCTTGGCATCGACCATCACCTTGAGACGGCGATATTCGGGGGTGTCCATCACGCACGGGCCGAAGGTGGCCCACGGGAACACGGATGATTCGGCATCGCCCCAGCCACCCAGCACATTGCGGACGTAACCGGATGAATCCAGCCCGCCATAGAGCTGGATGTAGTAGCGGCGGCGGTGCTCATTCCAGAACGGATCGGGCATCAGCGATTTTGGCCAGTTGAAGCGCACCATGGGCGGGTAGCCCTTGCCGTCAAACCCGTTCGGGTAGCGGCGGCGGAACTCATCGAAGGCCATCGCCTGCTGGCACATATTGAAGAACTCACAGGATCGGTCGCCATCGGGCACCGAATAGAAGCGCGGCGTGGCCTCCGGCTTCATGGCGCGGTGAAACTCGGAAAAGATGACCGCGTTTTTAATCTTGGTGGCCTCATCGAACATGCAGAAGCCGTTGGCATGCACGCCACGGAAGGCATTGCCGTCGGAACCTGCCGGGCGGAAGAATATCCAGCAGTTGGTGTTGAACTCCATCAGCAGATGGTTGTTCTCGTAGCGCATCCAGCGCTTGCCCTTGGTCAGTCGCGTGATGGCCTGTAGATCTGGGTTGAGATCCACCTGCTCCTCAATGGCGCGGGAAATCTCGCCCAGGTGCGATGTGAGCGGGGCGGCGACCAGATTGACCGGCTTGCGCAGCCGCCCGCCATGGCCGGTAAAAGCCGACCACAGCAGCAGCAGCGTGATTTCGCGCGTCTTGCCGACCTCTGCCCCATCCTCATGCACCACGCCACCGGCGATATAATCGGCGCTGTCCACCTGATACGGCCACAGGCCATAGGGCGCGCCGGTGTCCGGCTCGGTGAGATAAGCCTGAGCAAACAGCGACGGGCGCTGGGTGGTGAGATAAAGCTGGAACTCATCCAGCGTCACCGGCTCATCATGCGCATCGAGGCAGCAGCCATTGGCCATCTGCTCGAATTCCCATCCGCGTTTGGCCAGCTCATCGAGCAGGATTGGTTCGGGGATGATGATGTTGCCGATCATCGCTCATAAATAAGCGATGGCGTGGCAAGGGGTAACAAAAACGCTACACAGTGATGTTGTGGTCTTAGACTGGCGGCTCCATGAAGTCGTATCTAGACGAGGATATGCTGATAGCTTCAACCCCCACGCGACCAGCAATAAATTGAATTAGATCGTCGGCGTTATCGATCACAAAGCCACTAATTCCACGCGCTGCAAACCTCCCGTTGATTAGTTCACTGAACGACAAAGGTAATGGGATCTGAAGCCCCATGTCGGCCGCCTGGGCAAATATCCTTTGGGCTTCTTCCCTGGAGTGGCAGACAATGTAAGCGCCCGTGTTATGCGAATGTTTTATCAGTGCAGTTGTTTTTCCACTCGATCTGCCGCCAAGAACGATATGTGTGTCGTTTTCCATAAACATCTCCTTTTCTGGTGCTGGTGTTGTGAAATCAACCGATATAAATCCGTTTTCTATTGCAGCCTCAATAGCTGTTCGCGGCTCGAATTCCCAGCCGCGTTTGTCCAGCTCATCGAGCAGGATTGGTTCGGGGATGATGATGTTAGTCAAAATCTTTCACCACAGAGGCACAAAGACACAAAGGAAAGCAAAATCATGCGGGGAATGGATCTCCGGTTTCTGAGTTTTTGAGTCATACATCCTCCTTTTTCTGGCCTGCATCCCAAACCCAGCCGGGGAGTGATTCCAGCGCGGCGATGCGCTCGGGGGTGAGTTTGCCGCGGTTGTAGTCTTTGCGGGCTTTGGCTACCCACGTCCCTGTGTTGTGCCCGCTGGGGGAGGTGTAACCGTATGGCACGCGGGCATGCCCATGCGCATCGGCGTAGGCTTTTACTTCGGTGAAGCCTGCATCAAAGGCCGCATCGTACACACTCCAAACCCAGCCGGGGAGCGATTCCAGCGCGGCGATGCGCTCGGGGGTGAGTTTGCCGCGGTTGTAGCCTTTGCGGGCTTTGGATGCCCACGTCCCCGTGTTGTGACCGCCGGGGGATGTGTAACTCAGTGGCACGCGGGCGTGACCATGGGTGTCGGCGTAGGCTTTTACTTCGGCGAGGCCTGCATCAAAGGCCTCATCGTACACACCCCAAACCCAGCCGGGGAGTGATTCCAGCGCGGCGATGCGTTCGGGGGTGAGTTGGCCTCGTTTGTAGGTGGTGCGGACGTTGGCAGCCCACTGCCCTGTGTTGTGGCCGCTGGGGGAGGTGTAACCGCTTGGCACGCGGGCGTGGCCATGCGCGGCGGCGTAGGCTTTTGCTTCGGTGAAGCCTGCATCAAAGGCCGCATCGGACGCATCGGACACATCCCAAACCCAGCCTGGGAGCGATTCCAGCGCGGCGATGCGCTCGGGGGTGAGTTTGCCGCGGTTGTAGTCTTTGCGGGCTTTGGCTACCCACGTCCCTGTGTTGTGCCCGCTGGGGGAGGTGTAACCGCTTGGCACGCGGGCGTGGCCATGCGCGGCGGCGTAGGCTTTTGCTTCGGTGAAGCCTGCATCAAAGGCCGCATCGTACACACTCCAAACCCAGCCGGGGAGCGATTCCAGCGCGGCGATGCGCTCGGGGGTGAGCTTGCCGCGGTTGTATGCGGAGCGGACAGTTCCGACCCACGTCCCTGTGTTGTGTCCGCTGGGGGAGGTGTAACCGCTTGGCACGCGGGCGTGGCCATGCGCGGCGGCGTAGGCTTTTGTTTCGGCGAGGCCATGATCCCAATATGTGGTGGTGGATGTGATCAGTCTGGCTTCAAGGGCGCTGGCGAAATTGTCCGGGAGGGTGGTTGCTTCGGGCAGATTGATGATGATCTTGCCTGTGCCTGCGATGCCGCCGCCGGTGGCGCGGGCGGTAAGTAGCGATTGGGCCAGTGCGCTATCGTGCGATTTCAGGGCGTTGATCACATCGTAGGCTTTTTGGAACGGGCTGGATTTGACGGTCTGGCGGGCATCCACGCCGTCCGGAATCAGGACAGGGAGGATAATCACGCTCGGTTCGGCGCGGTCGCTCAGGCGGATGGCGCGGCCTACGGCCTGCACAATGTCGATATGGCTGCCACGCGGGGAGACAAAGGCGATGGCATCCAGGGCGGGCACGTCCACACCCTCGGACAGACAGCGGGCATTGGAGAGGATGCTGCATTGCACATCATCACCGGGGTTGGTCAGGCTATCAATGCGCTGTTGGCGCGTGGCGGCGGGATCGTTGCCGCTGATGCTTTGGGTGCAGATTGCGGTTGGCCGCTCATCCGGATTGAGCATGGCGCAGGCATTGGCGAAGCCTTCGCGGGCGAAGTTGTCGGCATCCTTAATGCGGCTGTGGAAGGTGATCATGCGGCGGAGCTTGAATTTGTTGATGCATTTGGCAATGCCGATATTGGCGGCGGCATCGTTCAGGCTGGCAGAGTATGCCGGCAACTGGTCGGCCTGATCTTCGCGAATGCCGATGATGGCGACCACATAATCGCTAAGCAGATGCTGCTCGATGGCCTGGCCGAAGGTGAGGCTGTGAAAGACACGGCCAAATTGCTCGGCATCATCCATACTGGCAACAATTCGGCTTTCGGTATCGCCATTGCTGCCGGATTCTGCCCAGATGCGCGGGGTGGCTGTGGTGAATAGTCGCTTATTGGCGCGGATCGCATGCGCATCAAGGATGGTGGCAAAGGCGGAATCAGGCGCGGCGGCGCAGCGGTGCGCTTCATCGGCGATGGCCAGATCGAATATCCGCGCGCCGGATTGCTGGGCGGCGGCGATAACCGGCGAGGATTGATAGGTGGCAAAGACAACCGCCGCGCCGGGCTGGCGCATAAACGCAACAACGGCGGCGACATCGGTTGTGACCTGGGCGGGAAGTTCCGACACATCGATTTTAACAGCATCATAGCCAACCGTTTTATCCGAGCAGACGCACAAGGCACGGAACGGACGCGCGCTGGCCTTTTTCCACGCGGTCAGGGTTTGCGACAACAGACTAAGCGACGGCACCAGCACCAGTATGCAATCGGCCTGCATCTTTTCGCCAATCCACATGGTGGTGAATGTTTTGCCCGTGCCGCAAGCCATAATAAGCTGCCCGCGATCTGCGGAAGCAAAGCCCTGAACGCAATCAGCGATGGCCGTGGTTTGATGGGGGCGGGGGGTGATGGGGCTCATGCTTCCGCCGTGATACACATCTGCGCTTTGGCGAGGGCGATGGCTTTTTGCTGGAAAAAATTGAAAAACAGGGGGGCACGCGGCAACCGGCTCTGCGCAGCCAGCGCAAGGGCACCCTCCAGAGCCAGCGTGTTCAGCTTCCGCGAACATCCCCATGAGTCGGTGACTTGATCAAGCCGCTTGTATCGGCGATCAAGCCGGAAAAGTGTGCTGGAGTTGCCTAGTTTGGAATATCCCAGCGCAGCGCAGCAATCCA